GCAGCACCTACACCCGCAGCAAAATACTCTCCGCCCGCACTTGTCTCCCAACGACCTGCCGCCTTACTGTCTGCTTTCAAATCTGTGTCTGGAAATATATGTCCATACTGCTCAGAATCTATTAAATCCCTTACCTTACGTCCAAATCGCACCGCAAGCTCTGTATTGTGCGTGGCTTGAATGATTTTTAACTTTGGATTACGACCCAAGAACCACGCAGGCATCAAGTAAGATGCAAGTTCCGACTTTGAATGTCTCGGTGGCATGTTAACAATTAGTCTGGTAATCTCGCCAGTCGCCACCTTCTCAAGTTTTTCTGCTATCTCAAGATGATGACGACCCTCAATGAAGTTCTCATATACATGATGAACAAATGGCATGAAGTTATTCTGTGCTTTTTCACGAAGAATTAGTCGTGCTTCAGCTTCCTTGAGCATCAAAAATTCTTTTAACGCCTCGTCTGGAAGTGTGTCGTATCGCATTATTTTTTAAATGGATTTTGCGGAATGTTGAATGTTATTGGATTCAAGCCTCTTATACCAGGATCACTTGCAACTGTCGCAGGAGTAAAAGGTCCTCTTCGAAATGCAGGATTTCTACCAGCGGGAAATACAACAAATCCAGTGTCTGTTGTCACGGCTTCAGTAGGTGTGCATTTACCATCAATTAATTGATAACCCTCGGGACACGGATCTGTAGGTTGCTTTGGAGGTACTCTCTTTTTAGGTTCGGTTTCGCCACCCATATCAGTATCTTGTGCATTTGGATCTCTGCCAGTAACAAGATTACCCATTGCATCTTTTATTCCTATAACAACACCTTGTGCATCAGTAACAAGTTGGTCTGGTGGAATAGATGCACCAGTTCTAGCATTGTACTCTTCAATAGTTTCTTTGTCCTTTGCCATGTTAGGAGCAGTGTATCCAAAAATTGCTTCCATGGGAGTTACGTTTCTTCCAAGAGCAATGGATGTCGCTAATGCATCTTTAGTTTTATCTTCAACTATACCAAAGACACCAGGCATTACATTTGGTTGTGCCATTATGGCTTCCATTTGCGCCATCTTACTAGGGTCAAAATCCCTTCCAACTTTTTCCTCGAAACCAGGTGGGGCGGGTGAAACTCCCGTAGTTATACCCGCAGGATCTCTTGTACTCATTAAACCAGTAAAATCACTTGGTGCTACAGTTGTCGGATCAATTGATGCTGCAGTACCAGGCATACCTGCGGCAGCCACTGCATCTGGATCAACTGGTGCAGCCACACCAAAATCTATACCCGCTGCTGCTGCCCTATCTCTATTTGCTTGTCCTATTTTGTCTGCAAGTCCTGCTAAACCAGATTTTTGTGTCGTGTCAGTTCTTCCAGTAATTGAAGGTAAATCAGTTACAGTAACTGATGGTGTGATACCTACTGGTGAAAAACCTGGAGCAACTGGACCAAACGCATCAAGTCCTGGTACATCCATTGCAGATTGTTCAATGGCCGATGGTGCAGTTCTACCGCTTCTATCAACATCAACTGTAGGATCAAAAACATCTGGTGAAAATGTAGGTGAAATACCCGCAGGAGTTATTCCTTGATTTACACCCGCAGTAGGTGATGAAGCAATGGCATCGTTTAATGCTTGATCAATACCAATAGTATCCATGGCAGCAGAAAATTGAGAAGGTGATTGTGCTTCCTTACCAACTGGATTTCCTGCTGAGTCCGTTATTCCACCAAAATCAGAAAAGTTATCACCAGGACCACCTCGTCCATCAGAAAAACCAATGGATATATCTGTTGCTGTGCTTCCAGTAGCAGAAACAGAACCCTTCCCAGGACCTAAACTTACACCAAAGGATGTGCCCTCACTAGAGGGTTCGTCTGGAGATACATCTGCTTGAGATAATTCTCCAGCTATCCCTTGCTCTTCTTCTGCTGCACCATCGCCATTATCACTTTCACCCATGATTTATCCTTCCTGCATTACTGATTTTATTTGGTCTGTTCCAATAAGCTCGTTCATGATTCGTATATTTCATTAAAAATAATCTCATGTCCTTTGCTATATAACGTACATTATTTTGAGAGCACATGTCAATAACCCAAACTTCTTTGCCCTCGTTTCTCTCAAACGTCTTGGCAGTAAATTTTCTAGTTTTAATTTCTTCTTCATTTAAGTATGCCCATGTAGCAAAACCAACAAATGTTTGTCCATTACGATATATTCTTATTTTACCATACATGATTGCGGGTAAAAATCTTTGCCTAATTTGTAGTATTCTTTGATTTGCATAAAACGGGAATCTGGATGCCATCTCCATGACTTCGCCAAGCAAATGAAAACCAGAATGATTTAGATCGTACATAAATTTTTGCCTCTGGGACTCCAACTAAGTAAAAGTATCAGAAAAAGGGGGTGGGGGCAACCCAATGAAAATACCTCCAAATAAATTTATCAGACTAGCATTTTATGTGTGTCTCTCTAAAAAACCCCGCCCCAAATCGGGGTTCGGGGTCAAAAGATTTTTTTATAAATGCTTTTGATAATGCCAAGTTACCCTCAAAAAAAATGCACCCGTTAAGGTGCATTAATAAAAAATTTTTGAGCTTGTTTATTTATAACGTTTTAATGTTATCTCCCATTTTGCATCTTTATATGAAATTTCTTTAATATTAACTACACATAAAGTTCTTACATTCGGTCTTACTTGCACCCATACCTTTTCTTTATCATTTAGTAATTTGCAATCTTTAAAAGGATCAACAAAAGTATTTTTACTTTTAGGTTTACGAGTTTTAAATATTTCCCCTAATCTTTTATCTAGAAATTTTGTCATTTTAAATTACCTCCATAAAATTTAATTGATAACAAGCATCATCTATTAGGCATATAAACCAAAATGAATAATAGATAATAACTAATAGTAATATAGCTGAGATAATCTCAGCTATATATACTCCATAATTTTTGATAAATTTAATCATGATCTTTAATCATTCTAGCAATATCTGCATCATCAAATATTGTAGGCATTGGTGATAAATTTATTTCACGTCCTAGATCAATTGCTTGATGCCCTTTAAAAGAAACACGTCTTTTAATTTCATCTATTGATGTTTCAACGTCCTTACTTTCTCCTTCGTCATTTGCTCCTAAAACTAAAGCATTTCCCATTAAAGGTTGTGATGTTCCATTATCACAATCAAAAGTAAAACAATAATTAGATGATTTTAATAATCCTTCATCATCTAAATAAATTGTATCTTCGCAATTATCAAATGGATAAATTGCAGTAAACGTTGAACATTCAGTTAATTTATAAATGTCTTTATAATCTCCACTATAATTGACATGATTTATAGTTTGTAATTTTGGATTTATTAATATCGCTTTCATAATTATTTACTCCATACAGTTTTAGTTATTTCATATTCATAGGAAACTTTTCTAAATTCGTTAGTTCCTACCTTTTCAACAATCCCTTTATTTTCAGCATTTTTAAAATGTGCTTTTTTAAGACTGTTAAACTTATTAAAAACCTTACTTATTAAAGTATGGTTTCTTTCATTTAATGGAATATCTTCAACGTTGATATTCTCAATAGATTTTACAAGCTGAGATAAAGAAACTTTATCAATCTTGTTTTTGGTTTTTGTTTTTAACATTTGTTTTTACTCCATGTAATAAATCAATATCTTAATTGATATCAATATATCTATATTGATACCACATAATACAACATAATAAAACAAAAAAGCGACAAGCTACTTAAATTTTTTTTAGAAAATTTTTGAGCTGCTGCAGATATCCTAGACATCATATTGGTTGGCGCACCAACACATAGTGTATTATGTTTTATTACATAGACTCCCGAACCCCGACCCGATTTATCCCGAACCCGAACCCGAACCCGAAGCAAAAAAAATGCCTCCCGAAGGAGGCATTTCACTGGAGTAACCAATTCTATTCGTCATCCTCCTCATCGGTAAAGAATTCGATCTCAATTTTTTTAATTCGATTATCCTCATAGTATGCATAAACGGGGTATGATCCGTCACCATATCCACTAGAAAAAGAAACTCCTCGTCCATTTCCGAGTTCGCCTCCTTGATTTAGTGAATAACAAGTTACTGAACATGATCCATTATATGAGTAACTTGTATCGGCAAGTTCTTCATCTTCAAGTTTAACAAATAGACCCTCTTTAATTAGGGTATTCATATTCTTATTATAACCTTCAATCATGTCCTCCTCATAATTAAAAAAATCATCGGGATGAACAACAATTTTTTTATTGTCCCTAACATTCATATATTTTGTTTTAGGATTAAAATCATTGTTATGAAAGTTACTTAAGTAACAAGGATCAGTCACCATTAACTGACCACTATCTACATTTACATGACCTAATAAAGTTCTATGCATTGTCTTATACTCCATGTTGTTATTGTCATATGTAGTATACCAAAATTTACAGGTATTACAAATTTATTTTGAAATTATTTTGCATCGTGCTGCACGAAAAATTTTGTCGTCCTGGTTCCAGGTGCAAGGCCTTGTTAGTAGTTTGTTGGGTTTTTTTATTATATTATATGTAGTTATTGTTTCTTATACCCCGAACCCCGAACCCGAATAGCTCCCGAACCCCGAACCCCGAACCCGAAATAAAATTTTAAGTTTGCATAATATCCGAAATAGTAATATACTACATAGGACAATTACATTGGAGTATTAAAAATGCTTACTACAACTATATATAAAAAAAATATTCATGATCTAAATGAATATAAATTTCAAATATTAAAAAACAGTACTAATAAAAAATTAGGAAAAAAAGTTACTAAAGGTAAATATATAAATTATAAATTTAAAACTTTAACTTTAGTTGAGCGGGAAACATGTCCACCCGATTGTTTTCATTGGAATGATTGTTATGGTAATAATATGCCATTCGCACATCGTATTAGTAATAATGATCAAAATTTATTACAAAAAAGAATTTATGATGAATTGTTAAATTCTACTAATCAATTGTTATTAATTCGTTTACATATACTTGGCGATTTTTTTAACGTTAAATATGTAAAATTTTGGTCTATAATGTTAAACGTATTTAAAAATATTGCTATTTATGGTTACACTGCAAATAATATTAATTCTAATTTCAAAATATCTAGAGATATTGCAAAAGAAATTATTAAATTAAATTATAGTGAAAACTCACATATAAGATTTAGTAATGATTTAAAAAATAAATTTTCAGCAAATTCTTATGACGTAGTAAAACCCATAAAAGGTAAATCAATACTTTGTCCAGTACAAGAGGATAAAACCGACAATTGTGGAACATGCGGTTTATGTTGGAATCAAAATTCACAATCAATAATATTTAAAACACATTAAAGGAGGCTAAACAATGGCAATTACAAAAACTCAAAAAAAAGAATTATCAATTATTCAGAATCATATATATGAAGCTCGACAATATTTAGACGGGTTTAGAGAAAAATTCATATTAGATTATATGAAGGAAGGATTAATTGACGATGCTATTTATCAATTAGAAAATATTGAGAATCAAATAGACGAAGAATTTCAACTCTTAAAGGAAGAGGCTTAGAGCCTCTTTTTTTATATCCAACATTCTAGATCCAAGAACCTAGTCGCCTTGTTTATGTTTCTTTATTACTGTTTCTAGGTGCTTGATCCCCGACTCCCGAATCGCCCCGAAAATGTCCCCGAATCCCGAACCCGAAACCTTGATTATAGGCTCTGTATTTAGTCCATTAGTAGCCAATTCCCTAGCATCCTCGCCCCGAAATAAAAATAGGCTACCCTCCCCGACCCGTTGAACCAAGATGTACGATAACCCAAAATTGAGAGAATGCTTGGTGTTCCAAGCTATCTGATTTGAAGATAACCTTATTTTGTTATCCTTGGTTATCTTTAATTCGATCCAAAAAGCGAGTCCATTCCATATAATATAGACATCGGGTACACCTCCACCCATACGATTTTCTATTCGTGTAGCATAACAATCATGTGGTAAATTTTTTTTAACTCTTAGCCAAAGATTTTTTTCGGTTGTCATCTGTAACTTTTTTAAAATCGCCCTCGATAAATACTTGAGGATATTGTTTTTGTAAATCAGCTAATCTTGAAACAATTTCATCTCGTGTCAAATTATCTAATGAATGGACATTTTCTCTTCGGTCAGTAGTCAAACCACCTAATGCACTTCTAATTTTTTCAGCATTAACTGATGCACTAAATTGTCCTTTACTTTCTGCTCCATGACTTAAATCATGAAACCTTTTTAATTGACCCATTAATGTGACACCATATTTTCTTTCTCGTAGTTGTCTTAACTCTTCGATGTATTCAACAACATGAGGATATTCTCTTGCATTTAGCATCCTAGATGCATGGACTTTAGCAGAACTTTCATTATATCCACTACGAATAGCACATTCTTTATTTGTGTAAATTCCCTCGACATATAGCTCTGCAAAGGTTTTCTGTCTGTTGGTCAAAAGTCTATTATGATTTTTTTCGATTTTAACAATAGTTTTCTGCATGAGTTTATTTATAGAATAATTTTGAAAGATTTGTAAAACAAAAAAAACAAAAACGTCATTGCGTCAGATTAGAAGTGTCATAAACGACCTAAAATATAATAGAAGTGTCCTAAAGATATTTGAGGCTATATATACGTTACAAGGTAGTTCGTGGCGTTTAGGACACTTAGGACACTTAATTTTAAATTTTTTTTAAAAAATAAAATCTTTCTGAGTAGTGTATTAAGTGACTAAAATATTAATGCTTGTGTCCTATGTAGTATTATGGTAGTCTTAATTAAATTTAACTACATGGAGAGTAATATGACAATTTACCCATCACATAAACATATTAATGTTGATGTAAAAATTCCAGGAGATTGGTCAAACTTATCTTATCATAATGATGTTTGTCCAAGTTTCGGGGTTCATGGTTTACAGATCTTTGTTTGTGATCAAGAGACTCGTGATGCTGAGGGTTTTGGAGAAAAGTATACAATCATGATTGAGGAATATTATGGAGAAGACAGAGAACCACTTCTTTCGACTAATGATTGGAATAAAGTTTTAGAATTTGTAAATAACCAAGGAGAAAAAAATGAAATTAGAACTTAAAAATATAACTTACTACAAGCAAGGATCACAAGAGA